ATCTTACTCCCTCGGGATAACTCAATCCTCGGGATTAGATCACTTATCTGGATATCCAGATAAGTGATCTACCGTATTGAGAGTAAAACTGACATCCTCATTGATGCCATCACCCTGGGGACCATTCTTATTATCTCTGCCGATCATCGACCCTTGAATAGCGTAGCTTTCTACCACCGCAATGCCGCCCTGGTTGCATCCGGGGTTACCGCCGTTGCCGTCAAGTGTACGGGAAGTTTCGGCTTCGTAAATCCCACTGTGAGGATTGGCGGACTTAATGGCATTACTATCTTTTGCGCTGATCCCGTATGCACACACATGATTCCCCATCACCAGAGGAACATTTCCGCCGCCGGTCCCCATTCTGGAAGTAAGGGTCTGCACCGTATTATCTTCCGAAATGGAAATGCGACTGTCAGCGGGGTGGTTTTCCAAAGCGACTGCTGCAGGAACGACTCCTGCTCGGAGTGTTGGCGAAGTTTCTTCCTCATAACCAATGCTGCGACTCTTGGCAGAATGCTCTGTGCAGAATCCTGCGGATTCCAGAACACACGGAGGATGGTGCGCTTCAGCGCGGAGCGTGGCAGTCACATCATCCGTCACATCCATACGCTGACCGCCCTGGTCGTTTAGGCAGAGGCTTGCTGTTCCAGTGCGATCCGCAGCACTTCCGGCAGTTCTTTGCCACGAGCGGAAGCTCTCCGCAGAATACCCTGACACGCCTTCGGACTTAAAAAGTATGTCGAAGGCACACCCACCTGCAAAATCTGCGACAAGGTAGATGCGTTTTCTTCGTTGGGGAACTCCCCAGAATTGAGCATCGAGAACTCGGTAAGCAACGCTCCATCCGTCTCCCATGTAGCAGTCGGCATAGGGCCATCGGTTCTTTTCAGGCATAGGCACCTGGGTGTCCGGCTCTGCGACACCGATGACCGCTTCGAGGACTGCCTTGAAGTCTTCGCCGCTGTTTGAGGAGAAGGCGCCGGGGACATTCTCCCACACGATGTATCTTGGATATTTGCCATTGGTGGCACACCTCATTTCCTTAATGATGCGGATGGCTTGGTAGAACAGCACAGATTGCTGTCCTTCCAGTCCGGCTCTGCGGCCTGCAACCGACATATCGGTGCAGGGTGAGCCGAAGGTAATAATGTCCACGGGTTCAATCTGCCCGCCATCCATTTGGGAGATGTCACCGTAATGTTTCATAAAGGGCAGGCGCTTGGTCGTGACCCGAATGGGAAACGGCTCGATCTCCGAAGCCCACACAGGTGTGATGCCGGAAATCAAGCCGCCCAACGGAAAACCACCGGAACCGTCAAAGAGACTGCCCAGGGTCAAATTATTCATGTTGTACCTCCACTTCGGAGTATTTGTAGTTCAGACCATCACGCTGCACGGTAACACCGTCCGAACTTCCGACCTGCTCGATATACCGCTTCACGATTACATCGCAGAACTTTTCATCCAGTTCTATGGTGTAGCAGATGCGGTCGGTTTGCTCACAGGCAATGAGCGTAGAGCCGGAGCCACCGAAGGGGTCAAGCACCACGCTGTTGCTCATGGAAGAATTCATAATGGGATAAGCCAGGAGCGGGATCGGCTTCATGGTCGGATGGTCACCATTCTTCTTGGGTTTATCAAATTCCCAGATGGTGGTTTCCTTCCTGCCGGTGTACCACTGGTGCTTGCCGTTTTTCTTCCAACCGTACAGACAGGGTTCGTGCTGCCACTGGTAAGGAGAGCGCCCCAGCACAAGGGACTGCTTTTTCCAGATGCAACAGCCGGACAAATAAAAACCCGCATCGGCAAATGCCCTTCGGAAGTTCAGTCCCTCGGTGTCTGCGTGGAACACATAGATGGAAGCATCGTCCGCCATCGAGGAGTGCATTTGCGTGTACGCATCCAAGAGGAAGTTATAAAAGGCATCGTCAGCCATGTTGTCATTTTTGATTTTGCCTGCGCTGCCTTCGTAGTTGACATTGTACGGAGGGTCGGTGATGACCAGGTTGGCTTTGGTGCTACCCATCAGAAGGTCATAGGTTTCGGCCTTGGTGCTGTCACCGCAGATCAGACGGTGGCGACCGAGCGTCCAGATGTCACCGGGCTTGGTCATGGTGGGCTGTGCCAGTTCTGCGCCTACATCGAAATCATCATCTTTGACGCCGTCCTTGAGGGTGTCCTTAAACAGAGCATCGATCTCGGCAGGCTCAAAACCAGTAAGGGACACATCGAAGTCAGCACCCTGCAGATCGGCAATGAGCAGAGCCAACTTATCCTTATCCCAATCACCGCTGATTTTATTGAGAGCAATATTGAGGGCTTTTTCCTTTTCCTCATCCATTGCCACCACAACACAGTCTACCTCGGTCATGCCCATATCCATCAGCACCTTCAGACGCTGATGACCGCCAACCACACGGCCGGTGGTCTGATTCCAGATGACGGGTTCGACATAGCCGAACTGCTCAATGGAGCGTTTCAGCTTTTCGTATTCCGTATCACCGGGCTTGAGGTCTTTTCGGGGATTGTAGTCGGCAGGCAGAAGGTCTGCCGTGTTTTTCTTTTCAATCAGCATACCAGACCCCACTCGGCAAATGCCTCGAATCCACCAACGGACTTGATGTAGGCTCTTGCCGTTTCCACGATTTCCTCGTAGGGAATGCCGCCGACAGTCTCATCACCGATGGCGCAGCAGAACTGAACAGGCTTGCCGGTCTCCTGGGCCTTGAGCCAAGCGTAGATATTCACGCTGACGTCAGCCTTGGAGAGGTCTTTGCCGTGGAGACCACCGCCAGTTACGGAGTCGGCCATATCGCTGCCCAACTTGCGGTTGGTAGCACCAGTATCCACATCCGTGCCGCCGGTCCAGTCACCGAGCGGATTGATTTCTGCGGCGGGATAGATTTCACGGAGATGGTCAGCCTTTGCGTTGCTCTGGCAGATGATGACCCTGCCGTTGTCGATGATGTACTTGCCATCAAAGGGGTAGGCATTGTAGATGTCAGTGGCAACGCTCACCAGTTCCTTCTGCTCGGCAGTCACAGGCACACCCTTGAAGATACCGTTGTCACCGCAGCGGATAGCACCACTCTGATTTCGGGAAAGGTGGACATCCTGGGGAACTTCGGAGTAATCAACATTGAGGAAGCCTGCGATGCGGTGAACGGCGGCAGTCACATCATCAATAGAAAGCTGCACGGAAGTCTCTGCGATGATATGGCAGGTTCCGTGACCGATGAGAACCTCCACTGCGATGCGCGGGGTTCTCTCGGATTTATATGCCAGGTCAACGAGCGCCCCGGCAATGCGGTCGGCAATCTTATCGGGATGTGCCGGATTTACTTTTTCAAACATAATCAACCGTTTCCTTTCCTTGCTCGAAGCAATCGTTCCATTACATCATCCTGGGGATTTGCACCGTTATATTCGCCGGTGCAGTTCTCACGGACGATCTGGTAAATTTCCGACCACAGGCGGTTTGCCTGGGTCATGTATGTGTTTGCGATGGCCACATAGGGTGACTGGATCGCTGCACCCGTAGTAGGGTGCTTTGCCAGAAAGCCCAACTCACTGGTGAGAGACTCACACTGAATCCATCTGGCGCTTGCCATAGCGAAGCGTTCAATTAGCTGCGGAGAAATGATGGCGGCGCATCCACGGTCGGACAGCCATTTCCATACATTTTCATAAATCTCGGCAGCACAGAGTGTAGAGCCGTCTTTCTGTTTTGCGGAAAGGAACTCGGAGGGCTTGGGCATTGGCTGCCCCTCCAGATCAGCCGCGCTGTCTTTGAAATCAATTACAGTCAACGGTCTTTTTCCAGGGTTGCCATCCGCAATCTTGTCCGCAATCGGCTTTTTCGGTCTGCCGCCGGAGCCGGGTTTTGGTCCTCTCTGACCCATATTTTCACACCTCCTTCATGCCGGGGTCTATTCCCCCGAAAACTTATGCGATTTTCCACACGGACCCCCAGGCCCGTTGCACGGGATAAAGGCCCCGGAGATTTGACCACCCCTACCGGGTCACGAATTGTGCCAACGATCACCACGCTCGGCATGGATTCTGGCGTGGCAGGACTTGCAAAGGGCAATCAAATTATCTCTTGCGTGAGTGCCGCCCTCGGACAAAGGCACTTTGTGGTGGACTTCCTCGGTCGCAACCAGTCTGCCTTCCTTCTGGCACACCTCACACAAAGGATGCTGCTGCACATAGCTGTCACGGATACGCTTCCAAGCCCGTCCGTATCTACGGCGTACAGCAGGGTCTCTGTCGTACTTCTCGTAGCGTTTGGCTTCTGCCTTTGCGTGTTCCTCACAGAACCTGCCGTCAGTTAGCTTGGGACAGCCAGGGTAAGAACACGGACGCTTCGGTTTCTTCGGCATCGTTTCACCTCCTTGGGGCATACAAAAAGCCCCACGGGATTGCTCCCATGAGGCTCTCTGTGCAGTCTTTCATGATACTATTATACAACGCCGTAACGGAAAAAGCGTCCACGATATTACTCATCACTTGCCATACAGAAGTAGGGCCAGATGCTGAACCGCACGGTTCTTTTTGTTGTATGCGGAAGACCGTTCAATGTTGAAGTGGTCACAGATGTCGTAAACAGCATTGGTCTGACGCTCGTCCTCGTTCCAGTAAAAGGTCTGCAGGACATAGCGTTCGTCCTCGGACAGTGCCATCCACGCCGGTTTGAACCAGTCCATGTACTCAACAGCCTGTCTGTACCGCTCCTTCAGCACATCGATTTCATCAATGGCTGCGATGATGCGGTTTTCGTTTGCCTGCGGATTATGGGGGCCTTTCGGCATATCCGAGAGGACGGGACTGCCCACAGAGGACATTCTGTCATGGACGGTGTCGATTTCCTCATCGGTGTGGTCGATGATGTACTGCATACTGCCGTAATCCTTCAAAGCGTTGATAGCGGCGCCGCGTTTGTCCAGGTAGTGCCAGATAATATTCATATTCGTACCTCCGAAATGTTGTGATCCTCGGATTGGCACGGATTTTCATAGATTGACTCAGATTTTCAAGTCCGCTTTTACGGCATCGATCAGTGCCGTCTGGGTATGCTCCTTCTGGGAGAGGGCTTTCATGATGCGGTTGTCAATGGTGCCCTTTGTAACGATGTGCTGAACCACCACGGTTTCGGAGGTCTGACCCTGTCGCCAAAGACGGGCTACGGTCTGCTGATACAGTTCCAAACTCCATGTCAGCCCGAACCACACAAGGGTGGAGCCACCAGATTGGAGATTCAAACCATGTCCTGCCGATGCAGGATGGATAAGTGCCACGGGGATCTGACCGCTGTTCCATCTGCGGATGCTGTCGGAGTCATCCAGTCGGGAAAACGGGATATGCAGTTTTTTCAGCCGCTCGGATATGCGGGTTAGGTCATGCTTGAACCAGTACGCCACCAGAACCGGCTTGCCGTTGGCGGCTTCGATGATGTCCTCCAAGGCATCCAACTTGCGGTCATGGATTTGGATGACCTCACCATTGTCATCGTAAATTGCACCGTTTGCCATTTGGGACAGCTTGCCGGAGAGTGATGCTGCGTTGGCGGCAGTGATCTCGCCGTCACCCAGGGTCAGCACCAGTTCACGCTTCAGTTCATCGTAATGCTCCCGTTCTTCTTCGAAAAGCTGAACCGTGTATTCGCTGTTGACCAACTCCGGCATCTGCAGGTGGTCGGTGGATTTCATGGAAATGGTGATGTCTGAAATCTGTCTGTAGATGGCATCCTCCGCATACGGCAGAGGCTTGTAGGAGTAGATGATCTGGCCGTTCCGCTTATCCGGCATGAAGTAGTCGGTGCGGTACTTGGTGATGAACCTACCCAAGCGCTGACCCATGTCCAGGATGCGGAACTCTGCCCACAGATCCATCAGACCGTTGGAGGCGGGAGTGCCGGTCAGTCCAACGATGCGGCTGACTCTGGGTCTGACCTTCAAGATGGACTTAAACCGCTTTGTGTTGTGGTTCTTGAAAGAGGACAGTTCGTCAATCACGATCATATCGAATGTGAAGGGGATGCCGCTTTCCTCCACAAGCCACTGCACATTTTCACGGTTGATAATATAAATATCGGCGGGTCGCATCAGGGCAGCTTTGCGTTCTGCCTCTGTGCCGACAGCCACGGAGCAGATGAGGTTCTGAAGGTGATCCCACTTATCGACTTCAGCCGTCCATGTATCCCGTGCCACACGCAGCGGTGCAATCACCAGAACCCGGTGAACCTCGAAGCTGTCAAACAGAAGGTTGCTGATAGCCGTGAGGGTGATGCTCGTTTTGCCAAGACCCATGTCCAGAAAGACAGTGGCGATGGGGTGGGTCTCGATGTAGTCGATAGCGTATGCCTGGTAATCATGCGGTGCGTATCTCATCAAGAATCCCTCCGATCTGATCTTCGTTATCCAGGACATAGACCCTGAACCCCAACCTCCGTAAAAGTGCGTGGCGGGAGGTCTGCAATGCCCGTGGCTTTTTCCCAGGGGTCTTTACTTCCACAAAAGCCATACAGCCACCGGGCAAAAGAACGATTCTGTCCGGCATCCCATCAAATCCAGGAGAAACGAACTTCGGACAGATGCCGCCCTGCTTTTTTACCATCAGCGTTAATTTTTGCTCGATTGCTTTTTCTCTCATAATGCTTTCTCCATTCGGTTTTCTTAACTTGGGGTAGCGGTCTGTAATGGTCATTTACTAAACTTTTTCTTATGGATTTTTTGTAATTTTTCCTTTAAGAGACTTTTTGTATATGACTATCACCGACCGCTACCCCTACGGAATTTAGGACAGAAAATCCTCGAAATCGCCGTCATCAGTCTTCACGCGCAGACCCTTGATATACTTGCGACCTTTGGACTTGGTTTTGTCGAACCCTGCATTCTCCAGGGCAAAATAGAAGTCAGCAGTGCTACGGACATACTCGTTGGTGTCCATACAATAGTTGCGGTATGCCTGGTAAAGGGTACTGGAACTTTCCTTCAGTCCGTCACCAACCTCGCACTTTTCAGCCAGGAAGTTGCCGAACCAGTCGTTCTGGCTGCGGTAGTCATCAATGGCTTTCTGCACGATAGCGGGAACAGGAAATTTGTAGCCCAGATCAATGACCTTCTTGGCACCCTCGATAATCCAGGCAAGAATGCTCTCGGCAGCGTTCTGATACAGGTAGTCACCGTAATTTTTGATGTCGCTTTTGCCCTCAATCTTGGCATTGAACGGGATAACGATAAGGCGGCGCCAGGTACCGTCATCGGAAGCACTGACTCTGGGGAGATGGTTGGTGTACAGCACCAGGCTATGGCTCGGAGAGAAGCTGAAGGGGTCCTTGTACTTCTTTTCCGCAAAAATGTCATCCACGGAGCAGAGCTGCTTCACGGTGGAATCGTTCAGTCGAGCGCCTTCCTGCATCTCGGCGGCAATTAGCAGACGCTTGCCTTTGACCTCGGCCATCTCCGGCTTCACATTGCGGCGGCATCCGAAGGTCAGCGTGTCGGCAGAGATATTGCCACTGTAAAGACCCAGGACACGGGACACGGAGTTCCAGAAGGTGGACTTACCGTTACGGCCACAACCGTATGCGATAATGAGGGCTTCGACCTCGACCTTGCCAACGGCAGCGAGGCCGCAGATCATCTGCACATAGTCGATGAGTTCCTGGTCACCACAGAAAATGGTGTTCAGGCAGTCGAGCCAGATCTGCTTTCCACGGTCGCCGGGAGAAACGGTGGTAGTCTTGGTGATAAAGTCCTCCGACGAATGCTCTCTTGCACCTGCCATACCAAGGCGAAGGTCGTAGGTGGCATCCGGGGTACAGATCAAATACGGGTTGGCATCCAAGTCCTGTGGGGTGATTTCCAACATGGGGCGGGACTCCTTCAGCGTGGCGGTGATATTCTTGGATGCACGGCGCTGAATGACATAGGACTGATATGCCTTTGCAGCGAGGAAGGCTTTGTAGGCTTCCATCTGTTCCTCGTTCATCATGCCTTCGGCTTTGGCTTTGCTGTTGTTTTCCATGATTTCCTGTGCGCCGCAAGCCTTCAGCGTAGCAAGGGCGGCAAGCATATCGGAAGATGCCTCTGCAAGCTGACGACGGGTCAGTTCGTGGGCAACAGCCTGTGCGCCGGGTTCGGTTTCCTGCCAATAACGGCCGTTGTAACGGATGTAGTGGGTCGCCGGAGAATAACGCAGTTCCCCGGAGAAGTGCTTTGCCAGAACCTCGGCCTGACCGACATCGGAGAAATCGTCCGGTTTATAGGACGTATCATCGTTGTATAATTCGGGAGGAACATATCCGTCCTGCTGCTGAACCTTGGCATAGAATTTCTGGGCGCTGTGCCAGATGGTCATCAGTTCCTGCTGCTCCAGAGGTGGGGTGCATTTTTCGGCTTCCTCCATGAAGCACTGGAAAGCGGTATCGTTGTCACCGTACTTTTTGATGACGCGACCGGCAAAGCGAGACATGGTAGCATTACGGCTTCCTTCGGGAATGACCTGTGTGCCGCCGTGAGAACCACCGGGCATATCCGCATCAAAATCCTCTGCGGACAGATACTCACTTAAGGTCATTTCACCAGAGTACAGTTCGACCTCTGGGTTCGCCGTTCCGAAAAAGAAACGGGCAGCATCCAGGGCTTTGGTATCGAAATACGGGAAAATGGTATTGACCAGTTTCTTCATTTCGCTATAGGCGGCGGCGTCCGTCATATACTCAATGGGAAATAGCACATGGAACTTGGGACGGGCGGGTTTGCCGTTTTTCTCACGCATATTGAAGCGGCTGTAGTGAACGGCAAAGGTAATGCCGGGGAAAGCCGCCTGAACATCAGCCGGAGTGACCCAATCGGCAGGGTTCTCGGAGTGGTCATTGTCACAGTCCACAGGCAGACAGTCCGAGCCGAGGAAATTATCGCCATTGCGGTAATTGTTCATGTACTCGGCGCAGACATAGTCGCGGCTGACCGCTTCCGCAAAACTGGCAGGATCGGTCACCTCGACTTTGTGGGGATAGGAGCAGTTGCTTGGGGCATTGATGAAATCTGCACTATACAGGGTGAACATCAGTCATGCACCTCCTTGGCACCGTCCTCCAGGGCTTTTGTGATAAACTTGAGCGCACGGATCATGGTCTCCAGTTCACAGTCGCCGCCGAGGAACAGTTCAAAACCTTCATCACCGTCTCGTCCCAAGGGGTTGACACGGATATCGGTAGAACCCATATCCTCAATACGGATGTAGGCGCGGCTGCCGTGACCACTGTCGCCACCCTGGAATCCGTTGGTGCCTGCTTCGACTTCCAGGACATTGGCGCTGTAAATTTCTCTGGTGTAGGTGGTGATTTCCTTACCGTATACTTTTCTGGTTCCTTCAGTTATTGCAAACATGGTGTACCTCCTCGCAGGTTTCAGTAAAATAACGCAAGCGGTAGTTCTTCCACTTGGCACGGTTGATCTCTGCTTCCATTCCGGCAGAGATGCGGCTGCCAAACACCCAGACTTCGGAGCATTTGCTCATGAGAGCGTTGCCGAAGAACAGACCAAGCTGTCGTTCCTTGGAGTTGGCGTCATTTAGAAATTGGGGAAACAGCAGATGCGGTGCAATGGGGATATAGCCTTTTTCCACCGCAAAGCGGCTGTATCCCTGGGCGGCCTTTACATTTTTCTCGATCTCTCCGGCATAGGGAGAGCAGATATACACGATAGGCCGAAATGCACGAAGCGCCCGTTCCTCTTTTTCTACGGTGGACATAGCCTCGTATGCGGTTGGGTCGTAATAACCCTCGCTGTTGAATTTATCTACACTCATACAGGACTCCTTTCACGATGGGCTTCACCGCCATCTCTACTACCCACTGGAGGTGAAGCCCCGTTTTGAACACAAAACAATCAATCTTTTTTATAAAAATCTGTTTCATAACCATCTGCACGAAGCAACAGTCCCTCCGCCCAGGGAGGGGTTCTGCCCATCTGGTCGCAGACTGCCTGCAAGGACATCCGCCGATCTGCTTCGATGACCACTTCATCGTGGATATGCATCACAATGAAACAGCAGCGGAGGGTGTTCATTGCATAGCAGAGAATGTCACGGGCAGTTGCCTGGACAATGTTCTCCACAAACTTGGGACCGTAGCTGTCGAGCCGCTCCCACTTCTTGGTGCCGCCGACACCCTCGTAGGTGATACAATCGCCGCCGAACTTATTTGTGCCGACCTTGGGCTTTACATAGGAAAGCTGCCTGCCGGACGGAAGCGTAATGAAGAGCATCCCGCTCCTGCAGGAGAATTCAATGCCGTGGGTCTCGTTGGTGTGCTTATAGCGCACCGCTTCCATAGCCGCACGGTCAACATCCCACCACAGTTTTGTAATGTTGGGATTGGCCTGCCGCCACGCATCTACCAGAGGCGGCAGTTCCTCTTCGGAAAGCCCCATCTCCAATGCACCCATTGCCTTCAAAGCACCGACCGATCCGCCGTAGCCGAGAGCCAATTCTGCGATTTTGCCTTTCTGCCGGAGGTGACCGTTGATGCCATGCTTTTCGACAGGGACACCAAACATCTGGGAAGCAGAAGCACAATAAATGTCCTTACCTTCAGCAAAGACCTTCTGCCGCCACTCCTCTCCGGCAAGCCACGCAATGACACGGGCTTCGATGGCAGAAAAGTCCGCCACGATCAGCTTGGCATCCGCTCTGGGAACGAATGCTGTGCGGATAAGCTGCGACAATGTATCTGGCACATCTTCGTAGAGCATTTCCAGAGCATCGAAATCGCCGCAGCGGACAAGTCCACGGGCTTCCGCCAGATCCACCAAATGGTTCTGGGGCAGATTCTGCATCTGGATGATGCGCCCCGCCCATCGACCAGTGCGGTTGGCACCATAGAACTGGAACATCCCTCTGGCGCGACCATCGGCACAGACAGCAGTCTCCATTGCCTGGTACTTTTTCACCGAGGACTTGGCAAGCTGCTGACGGAGAGTCAGAACTTTCTGCAATTCCGGCGGCGCAGTCTTCAGCATTTCAGCCACAGCCTTTTTGCCAAGGGTGTCGGTTTCCATGCCGTTGTCCGAAAGCCACTGCTTCATTTGCTGCACAGAGTTGGGATTTTCCAAAGCCGTCAGTTCCTTCATTGCCTGGGTCAGTTCAGAGCGGGATCTGCCATCCATCTGAATGGCCTGCTGCACCAGTTCCATGTCCAGGGCAACGCCACGGTCGTTGATTTCCTGGTCGATGTGGTATTCGTCCCAGACGCTGTCCGGCACAGGGTACTTGGCAAGTCGCGCTTGGATGGACATCTCGGTTTCAACATCACGGATGTTGTATTTTTTGAAAGCCAACCACTTGTCCGGGGCATGAGCCGGAAGGTTGCGGGTGCGCTGACCGTTGGACTTGGTAGGTGCGCAGGGCTGACAGAAATATTTGATGAGGTCTTTGCCTTCGGTCAGCTTCTGCTTCTCAAGCCCAAGCACCGAACCGACACCTTCCAGAGAAAGCGGCAGTCCCATCGTTGCTGCCCAAATCATAGAGCAGCGCCAGCTTTCAGGGTTGAGGTAATCTCCGGTGGGATAACCCAGGTGCCGGGACAGGCAGATGCGTTCAAAGTTGGCGTTGAAGGCCCACTTGGTTACAGAATCGTCCTCCAAAGCGGCAACGATGTCGGCGGGGATCTGTTCTCCGCAGGCAAGGTCGACCAGTTGCACAGGACCGCTGTCCGCACTGTAGGAAAACAGCAATATTTCAAAATATGGGGACTCTACATAGCGGTACACGCCAGTTTTTGCAAGGGGCTGATCGCTGTAGGTCTCGATATCAATTGAGAGAATTTTCATATCATTGCCCTTTCAACGGGAATAAGGGCGGCAGAGACTAATCCCCGCCGCCCCATTGGTGCGTTAGTCTACATTTGTGGCGGATTCCTTGATTTTCTTGGCTTCCTTGCGCTTACGGATCTTGCCCTTCACCCAACTCACCGCAGATGCGATGAGGAAGATGAGTTCAGCGATAAACACGCCGGTCATGGCTCCGAAGCAGGTGTAAAGCATCAGTTCCTGAAATTCAGTCATGGTCGCACCTCCATTAAGCCAGGAAATCGTCATCCGCATCGGTTGCGAAGTCGGACTCGGCGCTTGCCTTACCACCCAGAGGTTCTCCGGCACGGATGAGCTGGAGATTGTTCAGACCGCAAGCGATACCCTTGTTGCCATTGGAATTGAAGGCATACAGGTTGATGCTTGCACGGCCATACACGCCGGAGTAGACCTCGGAGCGGGTCAGCACAGAATTGCGGTCAGCATCCACGATGCCGGGAGCGGTAGCGGAGTTGGCATTGATGAAGTAGGCGTTGGCATAGGCAGGATCATCGGGTCTCTCGATATCGCCGTCGCGCAGAGGGGTCTTGATGGCAGCCAGAGGGGGTACGCTCTTGCTGTTGCCCTTCAACTTGGACTGACCCTCCTGGTAGGCAGCTTCGATTGCCGCCTTGATCTTTGCGACAGTCTTGGTGTCGGACTTGGGAATGATGAGACTGACACTGTACTTGGGAGTGCCACCGTTAATGGACTTGGGTTCCCAGACATTGGCATAAGACCAACGGGTATCGGGACCGGTGATGACCTTCATAGGGTTGTTGACTCTGTTTGCGTTGTTAGACATATTAAAATTCCTCCATAAAATCATTTTTGGCTGTGTTCATTGCCGGACGTTTGTCGCTCTCCGGCACGAGCGTCGGTTTGCCTTGCGGCTTTTCAATGTAGGGAGCGAGAAGTTCCTCAAAGCGGGATTTTCCGAGCAGCTTCTGCATGGCGGTGACACCGAGGACTTTGCGCTCATATGGGTCGAAGCCTGCGCCCTCCACGGTGGCGGCAACAACGGCTTCACTGGTGTACTTGCGGTTGGAACGGCCTTCGACCAGTTTCCACCCAGTCCATTCCTTTCCGCTGATAGCCTGCTGAAGGGCGTATTCCTTTACATCGGATGCCCAAGCTGTCAGCGCATCAACCTTGCCGAGGATGTCTGCGATCTCCTCATCATCGAGGAGTGCAGGGGTCTGGAAATCGTACCGAGCCAGTTCCAGATTGGCGGCGGCGCGCTCTCTGCATTCGGCCTTTACCTTACAAAAACGGCACCACTCGCCGCAGTGGAAATCGCCCTGACCTTCATAGGCCAGTTTCGCTTTCTGGGTCAGATCGGTATCTGCCCATTCGAGCAGATCGGCCTTTTCCATCTCGTATACGCTGATATTGGCCTTCCGGGGTTGGAAGATGGTCATGCGGACGGTATCGATGTCGTAGATGTCATCGAAGATTTCCAGGGCACCCAGGGCATACAGCATCATCTGGGGATTTGCCACGGCGGAAACCTCGACGCCTTTGCCGTGCTTGTAATCGCAGATGTTCATCACACCGTCAGCGATAACGATGCAGTCGGCAGTTCCGAATCCGTCCTGAACCCAACGGGAGAAGTTCACTCGCTGTTCAATCATGACCACAGGATCGGTGCAGGTCTGCTTTGCAGTTTCCAGGAGTTCTACCACATAGGCGGCATATCCGGCAGCGCATTCTTCCATCTCCTCGTTGTACCAGGAGAGGTTTTCGATGGGGTCCTCCGTGGGCATCCCCAGAGCCTGTTTCAAGCGGAACTCGCAAAGGGTGTGGGCATCGGTGCCTTCAGCAGCGTAGTCACTACCTTTGTCCTCGTAGTTCTCGCAGAGCCGAGCAGAAGGCGGACAGTTGAGCCACCGTTCAGAAGAGGATGCGGACAGAACAGCGTGTTTATTTGCCATCAGTCAGCACCTCCGCATCGGCAAGCAATGCCTTGTAGTGGGCGGGGTCGATCTGGGACAGCTTGGCGGCACCATACTTCTGGAGCAGGGAGCGGATCTCTGCGGTATGACCCTGGCGGGACCTGTCTGCAAGAACGGCTCTGACCTGTTCCAGGGTCAGTGCGGGTTCGGCGGGAGCAGCCGGTTCTGCATCTCCTGCACCGCTGAACATCTCTGCAAGCCAATTGGCGGCATCGTTAATAGCGGCAGCAGCAGTGCGCAGCTCTTCGATGGTCGCAGCCATATCGCTCATTTTGCTCATCCTGTTTTCCTCCTTCCGTAGATTGACTTTGAATCAGCGCCAGCTTCATAGCCAGTCGCTTGGACACTACACTGATGGCCGTGAGAACATCGATGAGTTCCTGGTCAGTGCCGGTGCCGTGTTTCTTCTGGGCTTCGTACATTCTGTTCACCTCCTTGGAAGGAGCGGTGTCGTTTTTGCTCTTTCCACTACCCACTGGAGGTGAGGTATGCGTTTGAACAGAGAAAAACAGAAAAATTTCAAAAAAATCTCCAGTCACCGAAATGATGACTGGAGCAGGTGTTTAGATGTAGTCTCCGAGCAGAACACGCAGTCTGTCAAAGGCTTTCTGTTTTCTGTAATTCACAGCACTCTGGTTGTTATAGCCCATGATGGAAGCAATATCTCTCTCGGATTTACCTTCCATAATCAGTTCACAGATACGGCGACCTTCGGGGTCGAGTTCCTGCAACTTCTGATACAGGGCGCAGAGCAGTTCACGATCCTCCATGATGGACTGTGCGTCTGGGGTGTCATCCTGCAGGTCATCCGCCCAACTCTTCTGGTTACCCTCGCCGTCCTCAACGGTGTAATCCAGAGAGAGGTTATCTCCTGCGGCTCGGAATTCACAGGCAAGGCAGTCGCCATCGCACATCCAGGTCTTGGACTTGGGACACATACACTGACCGTGTGCCTGGGCGCGTTTGCGGGTAGCCCAAATATCGCGGTAGTAGGCGTAATACTGCTCTTCGGTCACTTCCACCCAGGTCTTGAGACGGTGGATGTAGACCTTGTACTCACGGGTTGACTTCTGATTTTCATTGGTTTTCATTAAAAATTCCTCCGTTTTCGGTGATCCCGAAACGGAGGAACATCAGCGCCAATGCAAAATGGGTGCAAAAAGCAAACCGCAGTCCAAACGAATCTCTCCGTTTCGGATTGCAGCAACCCGCTCAATAGGCGCTGTGTGTATTAACTTGTCCGCCATTCACTGTTGAGCCATCGTAGATCAGACGATGCGATGGATAGCGGGTGCGAAACGTCAAATTCATCTTTGCGATGATTTTTTTGCGAACGCAAACACTAAATCAGCGAAAGGGGTAGAAAAATTCACAAATATGTGCTATAATTTAAAATATAGCGGTTGTGTTATCGCTTCCTTCCGCAGAAACCGTCGTGTTTTACGGTTTCTGCTTATAATTATAGAAAATTGAGTTGATAGGACTGGATAGCCGTTGATAGGCTTTGATAGGTTTCGGCAAGGAGATGAAAATATGGAATTTAAGGACTTTGTACAGCTGTTACATCCGATAATCGGTGGTTCGAGCAGCCAAGGCACTTTTGTAAAAACCCTCTTTGATGTAATTGTCACGGAAGATGGCCAGAGTGCGTTGGACGAGCAGTCCGAGGTCACTTATCGTTCATATTTCAACGGAAAAACAGGCATCTCCAGAATTGCAAAGAAAATCAGCCCGTACATTGAAACCGAAAACTTTGTGTCATACATTCACGACTTTTCTGATGAGACAGTTGCAAGCCTTTGTGATAGCTTCCGGGAGCATCTGCCAGATATTGATGCTTTCAACGCAGGGAGGCAGTTGGCGGATCTGTTCCTTTCTATTTTGAAAGCTGCGGCTGGGACAAAAAGAAAAAGTTCAACATCATCAGAAGACAATGCCGGATCTAATGGAACACACGATGAGTTAAAGGAGAGAATTCTTGCATCAGGGAAAGTGTTGGCGGACATTTGGGGTAATGCAGTTGAAGGGTTGCTCCATCAGCCCAAAAAGGTGAACGAGCTTCCGCTTACGCCGATTACCCCGACAAGGTATGACAGCAATTCGAGAATTATATACCTCGGAACTGACGAGATTGTATTACCAGTACAGCTTGTACCAGAAAGTGCGCTTGAAACACATGAGTTACCCTATATAAATGCCCTCTGTGAGGTATATGCAGAAAAAATAAGCCAGGAGGTAACTCCTGACTCGATAGATGCGCTTCCGCCTATGTATAGACGGCATTTTGCGGAACAGCGAAAAGCCTATTACAGCGCAGAAAGCGTTCATCGTTCTGTAAGAGAGGTGTTTGCTGACGGCGAACAGCAATTCGGTGCGTTGAAGGATGATGCCTATGACGGCATCGAACCGACATATTATGATGACAACTATGCAACTGGTTATGAGCGGCTTCGTGCCGTTCTCGAAAAAATCACAAGCACAACGCTGACCAAGTCTGCTCTGGTTAATATCATTGGACTGATCAGCAACTTAGAGAAGAAAGGCATTTGCCATATGTTGGTGAATGACGAGCGTATTCGGTCGTGGGTGGTTATTGATGACGAAACTGTTTAATAGCACCTTTGAGGTTTCTCTGCGAGCATTGCTGTTGCTGTCTCAGACCACTGATGTGAATATGACAATCGACCGTCTTGTGGCCTATGATTTTATCTCCTTATATAGCCGCCACTTTGAACTGGCAGATATAAACTTACATGGAGATAATGAGTATGGTTTTAGTGAATTGTCTGCTCGCAGGACTGTTATGCAGGCAGCATTGAAAGAGCTTGTTTTAGATGGGCTTACGAAAGCAACCCGCCGTAAAGATGGCTTTTGCTATGAAATAACCGATGCTGGTGCTACTTTCTGCCAAAAGCAAACAACAGATTACGCAAATACATATCGCCAATTGGCGAGGGCTACACATAAAAAGTTCAAAACGATGACTGAGGTGGAGATTATGACTGTTATCAGCAAAAAAGCCACCCACGCTTTAAGGAGGTGACCCGGATGTCAAAGTTCTATATTGAGCGCATCATTGCTCACGGCAGCGGCAAGAATGATGCCATTGTTTCCTTTGGAGAGGGACTGAACATTATCCAGGGTTTCTCTAATACAGGTAAAACTTGCGTTGTCCGATGTATTGACTTCATTTATGGAAGTTCTACAAAACCTTTTGAAAAGAATACTGGGTATAACAAGGTATCGATGCGGATTGTAACACCAAACGGTGCTATCACATTTAGTAGAGCCATTGGTAGGAATCAAATACAGGTGGTCAGCGAAAATCCTGAGATTGAAAGTGGAACTTATGATATTGCGTATAAGCAAAAACAGAAGAACCCTGTCATTAATTCTGTATGGTTGAAACTGATCGGAATTGAAGGCGAGCCAATGATTCCTAAAAATGTTGATTTTGTAAAGAGCCATTTAACATGGCGCACACTTTCAAGTGTTTTTTATGTCACTGAAAAGCATATTGTTCGGACAGAGTCCGTTGTGTTGCCAGAACAACGCACTGGAGACACACTGCTGCTTTCCGCATTGCTGTATTTGATTAGTGGACGCGATTTTGCAGAAACTGACGCACAAACTAAAAAGGAGATACGGGTTGCTCGGCGTAAAGCTGTTGAGGAGTATGTTAACAAACAGCTTTCAGGCATTTCTAATCGAAAGAAACAGCTGACAGAACAGTTGGTGGCATTTGCTGATGTGGATGTTGAAGCAGAAATTGCGCGCATTGTTTCTGAAATCGAAGAAACTGATGCATCGATTACCCAGGCTGTAAACAGCAGCAAAGAACTGCTTGGACATATTCTTACCACGGAAGAGAAAGCTGCGGAATGTTCTGTGCTGCTCTCTCGCTACCAATCGCTGAAAAGCCAGTATACTGCGGATATTAAGAGGCTTACTTTCATTGTTGAGGGTGAAGTGGAATATCAAAACATTCCTCATGTCTCTAAATGTCCATTCTGTGATGGTAAAATGACAACTCATAATCGCCAGTCCTATATCGAGGCTTCCCGCGGAGAGTTGGCTCGTATTGTTGCACAGATGGATGGGCTTGAAGCGGCAGAGGCAGATGTGAATACAGAACTGGCTGAAATCGAAATGGAACTGACTGCACTTCGTGCAAAGCGTGAGGATATAGAATCTCTTATTTCTGAGCAACTGCGTCCAAAAGCAGATAATTTGCGCGAAATGTTGAATAACTATAGGGCTTTTATTCGCCTGAAGCACGAAATGGATGTCATTGATTCTTTCTCGGATAGTTGGACTGCGGATTTGCGTGAATTGCCGGAGGAAACCGGTGACACACTGCAATATCATCCGAAGGAATACTTTGATGAGGCATTTTTGTCCGCAATGGATACTTTGGCAAAAGACATTCTGGCTGAGTGCAATTACGAGAATTTGACCTCAGCCCGGTTCAACCTCTCTGATTTTGACATTGAAGTGAATGGAGGAAAGAAATCCACCAACCACGGCAAGGGTTATTGTGCGTTCTTGAACACAGTCGTTGTCTTGATGTTCAGAAAGTATTTTGCCACAAAAGCAAAGTATAACCCTGGTCTGCTCATTATCGATACTCCGCTTTTGGGTCTTGATCAGGGTGTTGACGATGCTGCACCCGAAAGTATGCGTTCTGCACTCTTCAAATATTTTATGAACCATCAAGATGATGGACAGCTTATAGTTGTCGAGAATCTTGAGCATATACCCACACTGGAGTATACTGATGCAGGTGCAACTGTGATTACATTCACCAAGGGACGCTTTGAAGGCCGGTACGGTTTTTTGGAGGGCATCTATTAAAAACCGAAACCAAAAGGAGGATATAACAATGCGTATCAGCTATAACAAACTCTGGAAAATGCTGATTGATAAAAACATGAAAAAAAGTGACCTCAAAGAGCAGGCTGGCATCAGTTCTGCTTCTATCGCAAAACTTGGTAAGGGCGATAATATCACCACCGATGTTCTCCTTCGAATTTGTGAAACACTGAATTGTCATCTGGAAGATATTATGGAGACAGTAGATGATTGAGGTACTGTTTATTGGACACATAGAAATGTAAGATAATAAATAAAAATCGGTTGATTGCAAGTCTGTTGGTAACAACAGGCTGTATCTCGTAGGAGGAGGTCATGTATGGGACAGCTCATAAAGTCCTTTGTGGACGGTTCATATTTAGAGTATGACCGCGGAAGCTTTGATGATTGGTGCGTCTATTTAACCAAAAGTAGCGGAGTCCGTAGACCTCCAAGGGATGTGGATTATTTCAATCAATTAAAGCACTTTGCGAGCAAACATGGTGTCGACCGAATCTATAACGACTATGTGCGGGTATATGATTTGACCGGCAAGCAGGTGGAGTCATCTGCGCTATCGAATATTACCGCAATTGCGGCAGCTTATGGTGATGATGCCCTGGAAATCGATGTGATTTTTTCCATCCTCTATATGGCCATGATTGCAGAGGAACAGAAGAAATTCACCAGGTTAGGCAAGCGCATAAAACGATTGGGTATTTATAAGCTTTTAATAGAAAACCGCAGTGTCGGCGAGGCTGCAAATTTTATGCGCGGTATGGGTTGGCGCGACATTGACTATCTTTGTAGAGAGCGAGGGTTCTAATATGCCGAGAGAAGCAAATAGATTTGGTGGCGGCGCGCGTACAAACGCAAATGGACTGCGCTTCGAACAAACTACATCCCTGGATGATGCACTTCAAGACGCAGGTTATGAGGTGCGCAGGTGCTATGTTTACAGTGGTGGAGAACGAGTGGGTATGTCGGTGCAAAAAAGAAATTTGTATTCAATGTTTCTTGAACCGAATGGTATAGATTATAGAACCGTCAATTCCAAACAGTGGCAGCCCGATGAGTGTTTTATTAATTTCGAGCATAGGATTGCATTCATCATTGAGAAGAAATTTCAAAACAGTTCTGGTTCTGTTGACGAAAAACTTCCAGGATGTCATTTTAAGAAGCTGGAATACGAGAAGCTATTTCACCCGCTCGGGTATGATGTAGAATACCTTTATCTCTTTAATGATTGGTTCTATGACCCTCGATACCGTGACACACTGGAGTACATAAGAGCCATGGGCTGTCATTACTATTTCAACGAGATACCGTTAAACTTTTTGAGGATTAGCGAATGAGGTGAGCATTATGGCAGCACACGAAATTTCACACTTTTTCTCAAATGAAGGTAGTAGGAATGAAGTTCGTATGCGCGTTGTAAACGCTTTTTCGACCGAAGAACCAGGTACAGGTAACGGCAACAACGCTTCTAAATATATCTATTATGTGGAAACACTCAAATCCGGTGACCGAGTGTACCTGCAGCGCCCTGCTAATTTGCATAATGGATTTGATTTTCTGGTATGTGTTGAAAATGCCAACTATGCCCCGGCTGGATCACGGCACCGGAATTTCCCGAAGCATGATGACTTTGGAATAGATTTACAAATAAAAAAAGAAGAAAACCCAGAAATGTACGCCAGACTCTACGCTCTTCTTCAGCGTGTCTATGAATGTCATGATGTGACAGACGAGCAAATGGATGCTGTCATCTTTAGTTCTGGCTTGCCGGTTGACCATATTTTGAAGGCAATTAAATGGTTGTTCATCGAGCAGGACATTCGTTACTGGAACTATTCTGGCCGAAGTATGACATGGGGTCTTGTACCCCCAATCGATTAAACTACAGCAGATATGGGAGGATTTATAATGAGACTTGCAGATGCGTGTGAACGCTTTAACAGATTGGCAGGAACACGGTTTGGCGACCTGTTTTCTCCGTCTGATATGGACATGATTATTATTAACAAAGGAAAAACTGGACAATTGTTAGAATTGGCTCTTGGTATGCATCTTTCCAGTACGAACTTGGATTTTGATGACGGTGAACTGAAAACTAATAAGTGCGACGCTTTCGGCAATCCTAAAGAAACCGTTTTTATTACGCAAATTAGTAGTGTGATCGACGAGTTGATTCAGGAGCGCCCCTTCGAGGATACTCACCTATATGAAAAAATCAGTAATATTCTTTATGTTCCCGTTTGCAAAGATGGAAGTCCTCAGAATTGGATGTTCCTGCCGAGCATCCATATTGATTTGACAAAACCGCAATTTGCGCAGTTGCGTGAAATCTGGCGAGGCGATTACTATTCCATCTGCAAACAGTTGCGCCACCACATTGAGACCAGTCCAGATGGATTTATCCACACATCGAACGGACAGCATATTCAAGTGCGGAGTAAAGATGCTAAAGATAGTCGAGGACTCTACCACCCGATTTATTCGCATACATACGGTCGATATGTGTCCAATAAAAACCATGCGTTCTACTTTCAGAAGCAGTTCGTTTATGATATCAGACGCATGGCTGGGTACTAATTTTCGTTCACAAAAATATAAGACTTTTGTATCGTTTTTTGACTTGCTATTAGGGTGAACCAATGGCAATATATAGTCGCTCTAAGAGCAATATCAAACCGAAAGAGGTAGCTTATGGCTTATTTAAAAATGAGCCCATTTGTAAAATGGGCCGGTGGAAAAAAACAGTTGCTTGATAAATTGAAGGAAAGGGCTCCTATCACCTTCGGTACCTACTATGAGCCCTTTATTGGCGGTGGGGCATTCTTACTGGATTTTCAACCCCGGAAAGCGGTTATCAATGATGTAAATGAGCAACTTTTGAATGTCTATATTCAATTAAAAATCAATGCTGAAGCGGTAATTACGGCAGTAGGAAAATATGATGCTGTTGCCTGTGATACCGAGTACTATCTCTCCATCCGAGAGGCATATAATCGTAAAATTGCAGCCCATGAATTGGATGCTGAATGCGCCGCAATGATGATTTGGATTAATAAACATTGCTTTAATGGTCTGTACAGAGTGAACTCGAAGGGATTGTTCAACGTCCCCTACAATAATAAAAACAGTGGTTCTTCCATTGATGCGGAGAATCTGAGGGCGATTGGGCAGTACCTTAGAGAAGCGGAAATTGAAATTCGCCAAGGGGATTTTGAAGCTGCTTGTGCGGATGTGAAGCCCGGTGATTTTGTATATTTTGACTCTCCTTATGTGCCAATCAGTGAAACCGCTAATTTTACTGACTACACAAAGGATGGCTTCGCCCTGGAAGATCACAAAAGATTAGCAGAACTGTTTCGCCGCCTTGATGCGATGGGGGTATATGTGATGTTAAGCAACCACAATGTGCCTTTAGTGCATGAATTGTACAGCGGTTTCAAAATTGAGGCTGTTGATGTCAGACGAAACATAAATAGAGATGCATCAAAGCGTGTTGGCAAAGAAGTTATTATCACTAATTACGAAAGGTAAGATAAATGAACATGGTGGATTTGTTTACCAGTAAGATTGAACCTGCCTTTCTAACGGACACCGAGATGCTTATTCTGGGAGATACATTTACCGTTCTGGAAAGTATAGAACCGGGTTCGATTGATATGGTGTTTGCCGATCCGCCATACTTTCTAAGCAACGATGGCATCACCTGCCAAGCCGGAAAAATGGTCTCCGTAAACAAAGGAGAATGGGACAAGGTGTCCTCCTTAGATGAAAAACATGAGTTCAATCGGCGTTGGATTCGTTTATGTAAGCGAGTGCTATCACCCAATGGAACAATTTGGATAAGCGGTACTTTGCATAATATTTATAGCATTGGCATGGCTCTGGAACAGGAAGGATTCAAAATTATAAACAATATCACTTGGCAAAAAACCAATCCCCCGCCCAATTTGGCGTGTCGTTGTTTCACACACAGCACAGAAACAATTTTGTGGGCGCAGAAGGCCGACAGGAAGGCCAAGCATCTCTTTAACTATCACCTTATGAAGGAACAGAACGGTGGTAAGCAAATGAAAGATGTTTGGTCCGGTCCTCTCACATCCCCCAAAGAAAAAACGGAGGGAAAACATCCTACGCAAAAACCGTTATATATTTTGACGCGGATTATTGAGGCATCGACAGTTCCAGGCGCCATAGTGTTAGATCCATTCTGTGGCAGCTCAACAACAGGGGTTGCTGCGAAGCAGCTTGGTCGCCGTTATATTGGTGTTGACAGAGAAGAAGCCTATATAGAATTGTCCATTAAACGATTGAAACTGGAGGATAAGCGAAATGAGAGTATTTAGCGACTGGCTTGGTAACATGAGGTCCAGCATCAACGGATATGGTTACTATGTTGATTTTCCCAAGGTATATGCAAATGTGGATGCCATAAAAGTTGAGTTAAACATTATGAACTCTTTGATAGGCTCAAAGAATATTGAAGCCGATTTTATGGCCCTGCTTGAAAGATACCCTGAAATTCTGAAATGTATCCCCACTTTGTTGGCTGTCCGGCAGAATGAGATTTATGCACAGGATAGTGAAGGCGCCTTTACATATAACTTCAGTAGGGCGAATTGTTCGGTTGAGCAATATATTACATTCATGAAGAAAACCGGCCTCATGGATTTGATTGCACACCACCTGGTTAATAACCTTGTCGATTATGCCCTCGGAATCGAAACAGGTCTGGATAGTAATGGTCGCAAGAACCGTGGTGGTCACCAAATGGAGGATTTAGTAGAGGAGTTTATCAAAAAAACAGGCGTTGAGTACTACAAGGAAATGTATCTAACCGACATTGAGCGCAAGTGGGGTGTTGACCTCTCTGCGATCTCTGCCGAAGGGACCACCACTAAACGGTGGGATTTTGTCGTTAAAACAGCCACTACAATCTATGTCATTGAAACAAATTTCTATACCAGTGGTGGCTCCAAACTGAATGAAACTGCGAGAAGCTATAAAATGATTGCTGAAGAGGCTCGTCAAGTCGAAGGTGTTGAATTTATGTGGATCACCGACGGTGGTGGTTGGCATAGCGCACGAAGAAACCTTGAAGAGACATTTAACACTATGACCCACCTTTATAATATTGATGATATGGAAAATGGGGTCTTTTTGTCGTTGTTCAGAAAATAATCTACCGCTATAGCAAATGATTAAATAAAGGGGGTATCGCAGTGGCTGATATGAAGAAAATTTACGAATTTGCCATCAAATGGTGCGACAAATTTAGAAACCAGAATATCAATTACATGGATCTGGTAGATCACTGTATGGCCGACGACTGCGCCGCCCTCGGCTTTGAAATGGACTGCGGTCACGCCTTCACTGAAAAATACGGTGATGCTGTCAGTAACAGTGAAGCCCTGGCTCGGATTATCGATGAAGTAGACGATATACCGCTGCTTGGGTCTGCTATCTACTCTCAATGGCGGTATTTTAACCATTGGGCTTATTCCGGGGCAGAAATCCTTGAACCCCAAAACCGTGCATGGTTCATTTTGGCGCTGAGCCGCCTGACCCTACTCACTGGTGACAATCCCTTCATCTTCAAAGGTGAGCCGAAAAAAATCCGCATTGTATCGAATAATATCTGCTACGGGCCACCGCCGGAGCCGGAGGATGAGGTCGAGCAACACCTCACCATCGTTGCTGATGGGCGGGTCTGGTTTTCGGCATACAATTTTGGGGAGGTTCCAGGGCGGTATCAGAAAGCCAGAAGTAAAGTCTATAAGATTGAAAAGGCTGTAGCAGAAAGGGTGCTGAACAGCATTTCGTCATATTTCAGCAGCGAGTACGATGAACTTTTCGCTACTGATATTGGCGATTGGGTGATGGAAATTACCAATACACAGGGAATAGTTTATAAGTTTAGAGGATCTCTATGTGCGGATTTTGATGTAAATGGCACTGACCTTTCGGATTTAGTCCGTGAGGCTCTGGGCATGGATGATCTTTATGTCTTTGACGGCAATAACAAACCAGATCGTGTTGACCGAATCACTGTGGATTATCACCGGGTTACTAAAATTAAACCCAAGCAGCCTGTTTCTGAGGGCGTGGAGTATGTTACCTGGGATTATAGCGAAAAGCTGATTCTTGACCGCGAAAGTGAAACCCTTGAGCATATTCAGAATATTGGGTCCGGTTGCATTGTGTCCAGGAAAATGTATGTCGAAGGCGGCGTTGAAAGTATTCTTGATGGTATTGATGCCGAGGAACTGTTTGGTGAAATTGAAGGGAATCCTGGTGATGTGATTGAAAACCCTATGGAAACACAGGACTACACCATCACCATAGATTTCAAAAAAAGTCCGAAGCGCATCATCCAGGGAACTTATGACAAGAAAGCACTGCCAGAAGCTTGGGGGGGCTTTGCCAACGATATTTGGGAGTTCATCTGTTTTTATGGCTTTGGCGAAATCCTCAACCCGTCTGTTTACGGGAAGGTAAAGCGTCGCAAACAAGACTATATTTACTGTAGCGTGGAATTTGATGGAGGCTTCAAAAGCTATTATTACATAGCTGACGATGACCGCATTGAGGTTGGCGACTATGTGGTTGTCCCTGTTGGAAAGGACAACCACCACTCTGTCGCAGAAGTAGTAAAAATAGAGTATTTTGCTGAGGGGGATGTACCCCTCCCGCTTGAAAAAACCAAGCATATTATCCGCAAATGTACAGATGATGATTTTGATCCACCGGAGGAGGTGTTGTAATGAGCGTAGTTTTTGATAGTAAAGAGAGGATTGCTCGTTCAAATATTTATTCGACTTTTGGAAAGTTGCTCCGTCGAAGTATCCGAAACAATGACGATGGAGAGGTAATTCTCTGTGAAGCAGGACTGTCAGATTTAGTTGATGAGTATTCTTTTCGTTTAGATCCAAAACGGTTTTATCGTGGATATCCAAATGATAATGAGCAGTACAATCCTGAATATGTATGTTTGTCAATCTGCCAAGCCATAGAATCATCGGAAGAAGCGTTATTGAGGTTTTTAAATACAATTCTTAAGCATACCACACAGATTGAAGAAACGGAATTTTCTCAACTTGAAAATTATCTCGCCATCATCGGATATGAAATCAATGTTCGTGAGAAGGTAGAAGAGTATTGGACTGATTACGAATATTCGCTGGTTCCTTCGTCTGACGGTAATGCTGAGCGAACAAGCGATATATCGTATTTGCGTACAATGCTGACAACGCATCAAAGTGATTTGGTTCACATCTATGATGAAGCAACAACAAATTTCGGTAACGCTCAATATGTCAGTTGCATAGAAAATTGCCGTTCCCTTTTTGAGAGCTTTTTCAAAAAACTGGATACTGTTAGCAATGATTATGCCAAGGGCATACTTGCTGCCACAGGAGAAACAATTATTGACAATGGGGCAACCCTTACGTCCATCAAAAAGATTTACACCTATTGGATTGACAACAGATGCGGTGCTAATCGTTTTCGCCTCTTCCAAACTATGTATAGCGCAATGTCGGGGTTAGGAACACACCATGAGGACATCCCTACACGCGAAGACGCTTTGCTGCTTTTCCGCTTTGTAGAGGATGCACTTCTATGGTGCTTCCGGAAGGGCATTGGCTGTTAGTTTTATAAATGCAAACAAATGCCGGACTGACATTTTTGAGGTGTCAGCCCGGCATCTTTTATTTATTCATCAGCATCCTCTCCGTCATCCACTACGGGATTTCCGGCAAGGGCGGCAGCCGCCGCTTCCTCTTTCTGACGCTTAACCGTCCATCCACCCTTCGGAGACGGTCTGTAAGCAGCGCTCACATCATAGACAAGGGCATCGTCCTCGGCAAAATAAATGCCGGGGATGTTCCAGTTATCCTCGGCAGACCAGTTTGCCATCTTGCGGATCATATCGACCACAGCGGCGGCACTAATCTTAATCTGATATTTCTGCTCACCCTCCCGCTTGGAGAAAGGAACTGCATTCGGTGCGTCCTCCTTGCAGGCACGAATGGCAAACTGCTTGTCCTTGGGGTTGATCAGTACCTGGATATACGGAGCATAGTGCAGCTCTGCAGCGGTCTGATTGTTGAACTTCAAGACATTGCCGGTGATGGTGGCAACGGAAGCGGAACGGGTCTTAATGAGGTCGATGACAGTGAATTTTTCCAAAATAGACATAATAGGTTACTCCTTTTCGATCATAAAGTTTTCGTCCTCCAACATAGGAGAAGTGACGATTTCGGTCGGTAGGGACAGCTTTTCCATAATGCTGTCCACATCTTCTGGTTCCCATTTGGAGTCGGCAATGATAAAGCCTGCCAGGGGGCCTTTGACCACAATCCGTGGTTTGCACTTCCTGGTTTGCCTTCTGGTATATCGCCGTTCTTTGCGGATTTGCTGTACCAACAGCCAGTCACTCTTTTCAATGATGGGTTCGTGATGACCCTCAATGAAATATTGTGTTTCCAAACCGTTGTTTTTGACGCTCTTGTGTGTAAAGAAGTCTATCGTTACTGTTTTTTGACACAGGGCATCACCGCAATACTTCTCGTTGCGGAGAATGCCGAGGACGCTGCCGGAACTCCATGTCGATAGACCCTTTACAGTCAGAATGCCGCTCTTTGTCAGCAAGTCTGCAATCTGAGTGGAGGAATAGCCCTCCAGATAAAGACTGTAGATGGTTCGTACCACATCGGCTTCGTCCTCGTCAATCTCCCAATCATGGCCTTTGTAGCCGAGGAGAGACCAGTTAGGGTAAATGCCCAAGCCCTGGGCTCGGCGGCGTTTGAATGACCATTTTAGGCTGTTTGACTTCTGCTCGGATTCGCTCTGGGCAACAAGGCTCAATACAGTGATAACCATATCGCTGCTACGGTCCAGGGTGTTCAGCTTTTCAGTTTCAAAGTACACACCTACGGGAGGGTCGAGTTTGCGGAGCATAAAGATGTAGTTCAGACTGTCCAGGACATTACGGGCAAAACGGCTGACCTGCTTGGTGATAATCAGATCGATTTCACCGGCCTTGCATTTCTCTATCATTTCAAGAAAATGCTCACGATGCAGAACCGAAGTGCCGGAAATGCCCTCGTCCGCAAAGATGCCTGCAAACTCCCAGTCTGGGTTTTCTTGGATCATTTTTGTGTAGTTCTGCACCTGCAACTCATAGCTACTTGCCTGGTTGTCCTCCTCGGTGCTGACACGGCAATAGGCACAGACACGGAGTTTTTTCTTTTCCGCATCTGTGACCAGATCCTTTTTTGCCGGTATAATCTGCACCTCCTTCTGAGGACCGTTGGCATACGCCTCTCGAATTGCATCTTTGGTAGACTGCCTTTTCTCATCACTACGCCCACGCGGTCGAAGTGGTTGTTTCTTGGTTATTTTCATACGGGTTCACCTCCTCCCGCTGCAGAATTGTAACTGTGGCAAGAAATCCACAGGCTACGGCAGCACGGAGCCGGCGCCCTTTAATTATAGTGCAAAAGCATCATATTTGAGCGATATTTGCAGTTCAGTCCGTATGTATTCTGGACAAAAAATAAGAAGCCCGAAGGCTTCCTATTATTCGTTGTCATGGCTCATGGCTTTGAGCATTTGGATAGCTGCGGATTTCTGGCTCGGCGTGAGACAGACCCAACAGTCAAACAGTTCCTTCATATCCGGGGTCAGTTCGACCATATCGGTGTCAGCGAAGAACTGCGACATAGTGATGCCGAATCCTCTGCATATCGTCTCAAGGGTCGCAACGGAAGGAACTGTATTTCTTCTGAAGATGTTTCCGATAGTGGACTGTGCCAAACCGCACTCTTTTGAAAGTTTGTACTCCGTCCATCCGCGTTCCCGCAATAACTGCTGGAGACGAGCGTGCGTATCCATAGCATCACCACCTTTCTCATATCTATTTTACTTCCAAGGTGAGAGATAAAATACATACAAGTTGAAATGAAAATAGGTATATGATATGATGTAATGCTAGTAAGGCAGGAATCACGGAGGGGACTTATATGACCGAAGCCGAAAAACGAATGCACCGAGTATGCTTCACAGGACACCGCCCGGAGAAGCTGACACGCCCGGACAGAGCCATCAAAAAGGAACTGGAAAAAGAAATCCGTCAGGCAGTTGCTGACGGACTGAATGTCTTTATTACGGGTATGGCACGGGGTGTTGATATCTGGGCAATGCAAATCGTGTTGATGCTCCGCGATGAGGGCTACGATGTCAAACTTATGTGTGCCTGTCCCTATGACGGCTTTGAGCGTGGTTGGAGTCAAGAATGGCAAGGACAGTACAAAGAGATACTGGCGTCCGCAGACCTCGTGAAATATGTCTGTGAGGGCTACAGCCGAGCCTGCTTTCAGATCAGAAACGAATGGATGGTTAACCACGCAGCCAGGGTCATTGCGGTATTCAATGGAGAAAAGAGCGGAACTAAAAACACGATAGATTACGCGGTAAAGGTCGGTGTACCTGTTGTCCGCATCGAGGGGTGAGCGTATGAGTGTAGAAATCGTCTATGAAAAGAAATATCCTCGCATCGATCCGATGGAGGAAATGAAACAGATAGAACTGGATATGGCGGACGAGCCAAAAGAACCGACTCCTTCTTTTGAGGAGATAATGCAGAAAATACAGGAAAACACCACTTATGTCCTTATGCCTGAACGCATCAAGGCCAGTGAGGATTTTATCCGGGTGGCTATAGGTTTCTGAACTGTACGAACTGGACACCAAAATTGAACGTCACTTTGACCATATCAGCGTGGACTATTCCTTTAACTGCTGTGGTGGTCTGCGGGGGATATTAACAGAGTAATCGGAATGGCTGACCAGTCCTCTTTCTTTAAGGACATCTTCGGTTGGGACATTACGATCTCTTTGGACTTCTTTACTCATGCCGTGGTTCGGAACGGTAGAGTCGTTGCTCCGTAAAAATGAGCGTTGCACCTTTTAACGAAAGGCACACCTTTTAACGATTTATCCGAGGGGTGTGCATTTCGTATCAGAATTGGTCTCTACTTTCAACACAATAGAATCCGAACCCTTTGCCGATTGGCCGTGGGTTCGGATTTATTGTTTTGTCCGCCGTCCCGGCATAATTTTCCCCGCCGCCGCATAATAGACAGGGGAGGGGAACGCTATGAAGCCTGCTGTTTATCTGTACGGTGTGCCGGGTCAATACGAAAACTATCTGGCGGCACTGGAGAGCGCCGGGGCCCGGGTGGTCCTGTGCCGGGACCTGTACCGCAGTCTGGACTGCGGGGGACTGCTGCTGCCCGGCGGCGGGGACATCCGGGGCCCCCTTCCGGGAACGGAGTCCTTTCTGATCGACTCCTTTGCCCGGTCCCGGCGGCCCATTCTGGGGATCTGCCGGGGACTCCAGGCCCTGAACGTCCACTGGGGCGGGACCCTGCGGGATATCCCCGGCCACCAACTGCCCCGGGGCGATCTGGTGCACCCCACCCGGGCGGAGGGGCTGATGGCCCGTCTGCTGGGAGAAGCTCCCGCCGTCACCAGCTGCCACCACCAGGCGGTGGACC